ATGTGTTATCACACTACCCGTAGTATGTGGTATTTTTGCAACACACAAGTAATGGTATGTATATAACACCTATAAATTGGAATTACAAGCCCTAATTGTATTTTATTTTTGTAGTCTTTTATTGTTTTAATTATTGTAAAATCACTCTATACAATAGGGTAGGTAGATAAAAATTAATTTAGGCGATTAATGATTTTAGGCAGTTTACAATATTTAAAAAAATCTGGGAATTACAGAATAAAAAATTATTTTAGTAATTCATACGAATTTATTACGCCAAATTATAACCAATATAATCGCATTATTTCTTATAAATTTAGAAATATAAACTTTAGTAATTTTGTAGAAATTAGGTCTTTTATTAATAACATTAACAAAATTAAAATTTAATTAAATGTGCATTATAATAGTTGGTAAACCAGAAAATATAACAGATAAAATTCTTTTAAGAGCATACAACGGGAATAAAGACGGTTTCGGTCTTATGTACTCTAAAGATAATAAAATTATCACAGAAAAATTCTTACCAAAAAAATTTAAATCAGTTTTAAAGTGTTTTAATAAACACGCAAAAAATACAAATCAAATTGCTTTGCATTTTAGATTTGCAACACAGGGCGAAAAAAATAATTTTAATAGCCACCCCTTTTGTATTTTAAATAAAAAGTTAGGCGATAATTTTGATTTATTTTTAATGCACAACAGCCCATTATTACCAGCCCCTATTTTAGATAATAAAAAATCTGATACTTATTTTTTTAGTAGATATATTTTAAAACCAATAATTAAAAATAAACCAGATTTAATTTTTAATGAAAGTTTTATTAAATCTTTAAATAAAATTATTAATGCTGAAACAAATTCAAGGGTATTACTTTTAAACAGTTTAAATAATAATTTTGAGTTTTTAGGCGACTGGTCGGAATATAAAAATTTAAAAGTATCTCAAACATACTCAATTCAAGATTATGAAACTAGTACAGTAAGCTATTCAAGAAATTCTAATTTTAATGATTATAATTTTAAGAGTTATAATTCAAATAATTATTATGATTTTAATTCTAATACTGATGATGAAAATTATTACAGCAATTATTATTATGATAGTGATAAAACTTTTAAACAAGATTTATTGAAAAAAGCATTGTTTAAAAAACAATCTAAGAAAAATAAAAAAGAAAATATTTATTTAAATTATCAAAATTTAAGCCACATTTTTGACAATGGTACTAACAAAGAAATTTTTAAAACAATTAAAAAATTAAATCATAAACAAATTGCTGATTTAATTACTGACCTTAGAGACGATAAAAAAATTTTAGATGAGATTGAAGATAATGAAATTCAAGTAGATGATTTAAAATATAATTATGAGTTTTAAAAAAGATATTAATTTAGTTGAGAAATACCCTAGATTAAAACTAGATAAATATATTATTAGTAATTTAAGATTTTTAAAAAATGAGAAAAACTTATATTTAAAAAAACCTTTTCAAGATATTTTTACTGATATTAATAATGAAAGTTTTTATAACACTTTGTTAAATTATAAAAATGATGGTCGCCAAGTATTTTTTGAAACCTTATTAGATGAGATTGATAATATTAATCTTATTTGTGAAAGAAATGAAAAAAATAAAATAATTTCTGTAAGTTTATTTGATTATTTAAATAGTATAATTTTAAAAAGTTATTTAAATGAAATACCTAGTAATTTAAAATTATATAATACAAGTTTTAACCAATGCTTTTTTCAATATCAAACTACTTATTTTCAAGGTTATTTACAAGGTAAGCAATTAAAAGACCTAAGTCTTTTTGATTGTCTTTGTATTGCTGATTATAAGTTAACAAAGGGGATATTTGGTTTTAATCAAAAATTTTATTTAAGTTTTTTAGTAAATCATCAATCGCAAAATGATATTTTTAATGAGATTTTAAAAGATATTGAAAGTCTTTTAAAAGATTTAAATTTTAATACTTTGATAAATTGTAATGTTTATAAATGTTGCCTTACTGGTTTTTATTTTCATAAGAATAATTTACTAAGTTTTTATAATATTGATAATAAATTTAATGTTATTGAAAAATTTAAAGATGATAATAAATATAATTTAAAAAGATTTTATAAAGTTGATGAGCAAAATTATATCTATAAATATTTTGTGTCTAATATTACAAATCAATTAGTACCATATTCTAGTGAGACTTATATTAGATTAGATTTAAGTAATGTACTTGATAATTTAAAACCAGTACCAGAAATAAAATTTATCAAATCTTTAAATACAGCTATTTTTAGTGATGATAGTTATTTTAAAACTACTAATTATCTTACTAAGTTTAAATCTAATAATAACAAGTTAAGGTCTTGTTATGATGATGTATTAAAAACTTTAGATAAATTATATTTTAATGATGAGGATAAGAAAAAAACTCAATTATACGGAATAGAAATAGAAACATTTTCTATTCAAGATAAAGCCCCCCTTACAATTATTAAAGACATAGAAGAAAATTATTTAAAAGGTATAGCAATTTGTAAATCTGACGGCTCTATTGGCGATAATGGAATAGAAATAGTATCAACGGCTATGTCTTTTAACTATATTAAAAATAGTAATTTATTTTATAACTTTCACAAGCAAGTTAAAGATTTTTTAGGCAGTTATTCTAGGAGTTCGACTGGAGTACATATTCATATTAGTAGAGACACCCTTACAAAATTACAAATACTTAGAATTATTAGTTTTATAAATAATGAGATGAATTTTAATTACATAGCCAGAATTGCAGGTCGGGAATATTTTAATAACCAATATTGCGAGACTATTTTTAAGAATAAAGATGTATTAGAGTTAAATAGATATTTTAAAGATTATAATAATTTAATTTATTCAGCTAAATATTCAGCAGTAAATTTGTCTAAAAAAAGTACGGTTGAATTAAGAATATTTAAAGGCAATATTAGATTTGATGTTTTAAATAGATACTTAGAGTTTACAGATTGTTTAATTAATTTTGTTAAAAATACTAAAATTAGTTTAAATGATTATGTATCATTTATTAAATTTGTAGATGAAAATAAAAGTAATTATCCTTATCTTTATGCTTTTAATCAAGTTGAGATTGTTAAAAATGGAATTAAAGAATTTAAAGGTTTAGATAATGGTTATAAATTTATGAAATTACTAGATAAAAGAAAAATAACTTATAAACCCCTAAGATTTGAATTACTAGAAAATATTAAGTTGCCTAAAGTTCGTAAACCTAGACAAGCCAAAATCTAAAAAACGGGGGGTACTAAGCCCCGTCAAATAATTTCTTTGATGCTCTAAAGTCTTTTAAATAAGATTTTTTAAATCAAAATATATCAAAATATATTAAAACAATAGTTATTGATGTTTTTATAAATCTATATTTTGTATAACCACAGGTGGCAACACTAGGCGAAAAATAGGATATAACCCGTTTATGATAGTGAATAAATATAGAATAATTTACGGGTTAACTATGGGCTTTCATAGGAGATGTTTGCAGTAAGAGACACTTAACCCGTATCTAAGTGAATTAAATTAAGAGTGATTTAATCTTTTTTACTAGTTTTCGCTGTATAGTGGCTACCGTTCATAACCCCCTGACCTGATAAAAATTTAATTTTATTTGTATTAAAGTTATTTAATTTTGTTTTAATTTGTGATATTGATTTGTTTAATATGTTAATGAGTACCGACAATAATAAAAGACATTTAACAATTTTAAAAGTTAATGACTTTAGAGACAAATACTTTAAAGCCGTTAACTCTAAATCGCCTTTTTTTAAAGTTGGTAGTAAATTAGTAATAACTAAATTTGCTAAATTCTATTTAATGGAGTTAGAAAGCAAGTTTAAAACTTTAAACTAAAATAAAACAAAATGGAAAATTACTTATTAGATGATTTGATTTTGTTTTTAGTGTTGGCTTTTAGTGTATTTATCTTATTCATATTATTTTATGGAATTGATAAACTAATAACTAATCGCATTACTAAAAAAGCTAAACTAGATAATCATATTTATTATTTAGTTGAGTTGAATAAAAATAAACATAATAAACAAGATTGATATTTTTAGGGGGTATCTAGGCAAGGCGAGGTCTAAACATACCCCCTTAAAATTGATTTAAATAAGTTTTAATATGAATAAAAAGAAGTTTTTAGTTGAATTTGATGAAAGTTTAAAAACTTATAAAAGTTTAGATATTCCTATTCCAACAGTCCAAATTCAAGATGATACCGAAACAGATGATTATAGGTTTTGCGAGGAGTGTAATACCGATTATTTAGAGGGCGAAAATTGTAATTGTTAATGTTTTATGTGTATGAGATTAAAACCAGATACTAAAGATTTAAACTGTAATCACAGCCCAGATTTATTCTGTCTAATGTGTATCAATTCGGTAAACTTTGATTTATACAAAAATGCTTATGAGTTGTTAAATTATTATATTAAATACTTACCAGATAAAGAAAAACTAGAATTACAATCAAAATTAAATAAATTATTTGAATATACTACTTGAAAAAATTGAATTAATAACTAAGTTATAAATTAAGTTTATATCATCAGTATAAACCTTGCTAAATGTTAGATGATACTGGCAATTTATAAAGTACAGTCCTTATATTTTGCCAGTATCTAAATTAAACTAAATACCTAAAAATAAAAAAAACAGATACGCCTTGTGTCTCAATTAAGCGAGACTTTTTTTCAATCAATAATAATCAATAAATAATAAAAGATAGTTTATCTTTTTGGCTTGTAGTCTAATAACCTACAATTTACACGGGTATTTTAAAATACAATTAAAAGTTGTACAACTAGGGGTTGAGGGGGGTTTTTTGACAGCGGAGTAATCGAGATACCCATTCATATTTTTTTAAAAAAAGTATTTGACACCTACGAAAATCAATGTAAAATAGACATATAGGTCTATATTGTGGTTATTCTCCAGCTGGTATACTACTAGTAACTACTTGTATTGGAACTAGTATAACACTTATAACTAACTAATATAACACTTATATAGTAACTAGTAGTAGTCTAATAATAGATTAATAATAGTATCTATTGGTATTGGTTATATCTTTATCCAATTATCCCCTATTGTCTTCCTACCTACAGCGTGTTCCATAAACTTGTCTAACTCAGCTTGTAGTCTTCTATCTTTGAAATCTTCTACTTGTCTTGTACTGTCTACCGACAGTTGCTCAATCCAGTAGGCTACCCCAATAGCTAAGGCATCTAGTCTATCGTCATTACGTAGACAACCACGATCTTTAGTGATTCTAGTTAATTGGTAGAACAGTTGGTAGTGAGGGTCGTTTGTATCAAAGTCAGCACGTATAATCTGTGGGCTAACAATTAGTCGGTGTTGGTTAAGTAATGGTTCTAAGGTATCTATTATTCTTAGTTCCTTTTGTTTAGAGTGACTAACTTCCTCTATAGTAACTGGGTGGTATTTATTAATTACTGGTTTTAGTAATTGAGTAAACATACCATCTCCAAAGTTACTCTCAACAATAACCATATTAACTTCAGCATCTCTAGCCATCTTAGCTAAAGTTATTAAGTTGGCTTCACTATAACCACCTTGTAATCCTTTACAGGTGTGTAAATATAGGTTTCCGTTTAATTGTTTTATAATGGCAACACCTAGTTCATCACTACCTCTACCACTAGGGTCAATAGCCATTACCGAACCTTTATAAACATCAAACTCTGTAGATACAAACATAGGTTTGTGATACTTGTCCCCTGTAAATCCGACACTAGGTAAATCATCACAAACATATTCTTGTGTCCCAGCCCAAGCTAATTGTACTGGGGCTACCTTATTGTCTATATCCATAACTATTAGATCAGACAATTTAAGTGGGAATCTTTCTTTGTCGGACAATGTAGTGTCCAACATAAACTGTAAAGCAAACCCAGAACGACCATAAGAGGCTTCTCTTTCCTTTAGGTCTATATCAGTAAATCTTTTAGGGTCTATGGGCTCACCACCAGCTAGATTACTATTAATAACAAACGGAGCTAACCGATTACCATATTTAATAATTCTACTAGTTTCAGGCATACGGGCAGTCCATATACGAACTTCATATCCACGAGTTGGTAACTCGTTATACAAACTCATATCTGACTGAGGTGTACCTAAAAATACAATCTTACCGTTAGGAGATAATACGGCTTCAAATTCTTTTACGCTGTCTGATAATTTATCTCTCATTGTTTGTGTCAATGAGTTGTTTAAACTTTCGCAGTCGTCAGAGATAATGAAATCAGCTCTAGAACCAGTTATCTGACCTGTGATGCCGACAGATTTAACTGAGGGTGCGTGTGATGCTTTAGCCAAAGCTACATCAAAGGAGACATTACTACCCCTTTGGTCAGCTTTGGGTGTCAGGTGTTTTAATATGTCCATCTCACTAATTAATCTTTTAGTGAATGTACTAAAGTCATCTGCTCTGTTTTTAGAAGCAGATACCACCAAGAATTTTAAATTAGGGTTACGCAATAAGTTCCAACAAACAAAGGCACTACAAATCCAAGACTTACCAGCACCTCGAAATGCTTGTATAACACTTCTACGAGGAGCTTTTTGTAAGAAATCAGCTATATCGTATTGGACTGGAGTAGGCTCAATATTTAGGTGTTTCCACACTAAAAATAGGAAATTCCTAAAATCACGTGTAATATCACTCATAGATAGCCTTTATTTCCGATTTAAACGCACGTATATGCGTTCTTTAGTTGAAGTCCTTGTCCTGCACTATATCCTGTAAATCTTCCAGTTTAAAGGGCAATTCTTCGGCTAATTTGCCTATTGAATTTCCTTGCTTAGGAATACAGTCTATATTGTTATCTTTTAAGAATTGACGGGCTACGTTTAGGTCAGCACTTTTAACTTCTGGGTCTCTGATTTTATCTAATAGAGTTTTAGCTAACAACTCGTGTAAATCTTCTAGTGTTTTAATTTTTTCTGACATAATTATTTTTTAACGTTTTTAATTGCACCTTTATTGTATGATGCGTAAAATACTGAACGACCACGTTTAGTGCCATACTGTTTTTGCATAGCTTTTAAAACTTTACGTCCTTTAGTATTTAATGGCATTTACATTCCTTTAGTAGTAAACAACCATAAGCAGTTTTATATATACACATTTATTTTATTATCCAATGTTTTGGTATAACAACTATTTCCCCGAACTCAATACTTCCATCTTCGTCTAAAGAGTACGTAGAAAATGTTTTAATATAATCTTTTGTCTCCTCAAATATCCAACCACTAGTTACACAAGTAGCTGGTTTTAATTCTTTCATTTCTTCTTTGTTTGACCAACCAGTTTTAGATTTAGCATCTAACCAGTATAATTCTCCTTTGATTTTTTTATAAGGAAAATTGTTGGTCATAAAATTATCTTCTTTTAAATTTGTTGCTTTTAATTATTACTTTTTTAAATCTTACTATTCTTTTTTTTTGTTCTTGTTTCCATAACAGTTTAGTTAAATAGTTATTTAATTTATTTATTATAATTGTAAACATATTATTATTATTATATTATTGATTTATTTCTTTTAATATGACCTAAAACTATTCCTTTATGTACTCCTTCTTTAATAGTATAGCCAGAAGTTCCATTACCATTAATTTCAACTTCTTTTCTACTTCTAAATAAAGTATTATTTTTCTTTTCTATTTCTTTATTGAAGAAGTTTTTAGCTATTAAATCTTTTAATCTTTCAATCATTATTTCTTATTAAAGATGTCAAGAGTTGGTTTAAGCCCATATATTGCTCCGAATATACCTACTACTAGCCATTTATAAAACTCAGGAAACTTATTAAAATAATCGAAGAATAAATCTAATTTTTGTTGTATTAAAGGGTCTCCAGAAAATAAAGACCAAGCTAATAAAACTATAGGTAGGCACACAATAATCAAGACTAACTCGTCTTTCCAACCTTTTTGTTGGTCTTCATATACATCTCGTTTATATTCTATTTCTCCACGAGCCATACGTTCAAAATATCTTCGTTCTGCTTCTGATTCTAATAATTCAGATTGTTTATGGTTTTTATAAATCTCAGCACCAGTTTTAATAACTGTTGGTATTACACTCCACCACATATATATTTATCCTATTATTAACGTTTGTATTGAACTCTAAATTTTCCTCTATTTAATTTTCTAGAAGTTACTCTTAGATTATCGGGCGAATTATTTTGTGGGTTACTATCTTTGTGGTCTACATCTTTACCATCTCCTTTAGCAACAACTCCACGTGCCATTAAATTTCGTCTAGCTCTATTTCTAGATGCTCTATCTAGTTTAGCCTCTGATGACGACTGATATTTTTGATACTCTAATCTGTAATTTCTACGAGCCATTTTTTCCTAAAAAGTATTGCCATATTGTGAATATAGTTCCTAACATAGCTGCAATTCCTATTAAAACTTTTAAACCACCTTTAGACATAGCAATTTGTTGTTTTAATTCAACTATATCATCGCCGTGTTTAGTTATGTCGGTATGTATATGTGCTATTTTAGTGTTCATATCCTTTAAGATATGGACTAAAAGATTATTATTAAATTGATCTTTTCTATTTGTTAAACGTCTTTTTTTAGTTTTCATAT